TTGGTTCTTCTTGGAGAACCAGAATTGGTGGCTTGAAACAAGCATCATTAACACTTAACTTTATGCAAGATTTTGCAGCAGGTTCAGTTGATGCAACATTAAATCCCCTACTTGGAAGTATCGCGACAGTAACGATAAAACCAACTAGTGGTACTGTGACTGCTACAAACCCAACTTACACAATGACAGCATTAGTTACCCAATACTCACCATTCGCTTCAAGCGTTGGCGATATTGCTACACTAAGTGTTTCTTGGCCAGTAAGCGGTTCAGTAGTTCGCGGAACTGTTTAATTAGGAGTTAAAAGTGATAAACCTGCGCATCACAGATAAAGACAATGTTTCAAAAGAAATTGAAACAGAGTGGGCTGATTTAGTAGCCTTTGAAAATAATTTTGATATGCCATTCCAAAGAATATTTGGTGATGGTAAAGAAATTAGAATCCAATACACAACTTGGTTAGCACACCATTACGAAAAACGCACAAATAAAACTGATAAAAACTTTGAGGAGTGGCTACAAAACATACGCATTGTTACATTTGTTGGCATTGCTGATGTACCCCCTTTAGAGACAACCCAGAGCAAGGAAAAGTAAGCGCTACTTGGTCAATTGTTTCATTGGCTGTTGAAACAGGTATTGCTCCCCATTTGCTTTTGAAGGAAAATCCTAGGACAATAGTAACTATGCAACGCTATTTGCGCTGGCGTGCTTATCAAATGAATAGAAAGACTTAAATGGCGCGTGTAACTGGTGGAATACAAAAAACTGGTGTCAGTTATGGTGATAACACAGCAAACATTCAACTTGATGGTTTAGTAGAACTTTTGCAAGACTTAAAAGATTATGAAGCTGTGCATCTTAAAAAAGAACTTATTAAAGAAGCAGGAAATCTTGCAACTCCTTTAATTCAGGATATTGCGCGTGCTTACCCAACAAATCCACTTTCTGGTTGGGGTGGTCGTAGAACACCAACAGCAACAACTGGTGAGAAAGCCCAGCAATGGCGTAAAGGTGGTCGCCTTGAATGGGATAACGCAAAAATGGTTGCAGGTTTAGGTAAACGTGTTGGATTGCGCAGAATCAAAGGTGGAAAACTTGGAAACATTGGTGTTGGAATTAATGTTCAATCAAGTTTTTTAACAATTTTTCAACGCAATGGTGCGGCATCAGTTTTTGAATTTGCTGGCGGTAAAAACCCAGATAGTAATTTGGCTAAAGGTATTCAAAACAAATTTGGCTCTTTGCCAAGAAAGCCTTTATGGAGAACAATAGATGCGAACCTCAGTAAAATTGAAGCAGCAATAAGAACAGCAGTTTCTAAAACTGAGGAAAACTTTAACAATTTGAAAACCTCTAACAAGAAGGGTCTTGGCTAAATGTCAGTATTTGCCAATATTGTTTCAACATTTGACCCACGTGGTTTGAATAATGCTCGTAAATCTTTTGCTGGTTTAGCATCTGATTCATTATCAGCCAGCCGTAAATCACAACTTGCTATGAAACTTGTTGGCGGTGCTGCTGCTACTGCTGGAGCTGCTGTTGGTGCTTTCGCAATAAAACTTGGTGTTGATGGTGTTCGTGCCGCCATTGAGGATGAGAAATCGGTAAGTAAATTAGCCAACACTCTTAAAAACCTTGGCATCAGTTATCAGCAAACCAATATTGAGGATTTCATAACCAAGATGCAATTTGCTGCTGGTGTGGCTGATTCTGCTTTGCGACCAGCAATGAATCAGCTTTTGCTTGCGACTAATAATGTTACGCAATCTCAAAGGATGCTTCAACTTGCATTAGATATAAGTTCATCAACAGGTAGAGATTTAGAATCCGTAACTGTTGCCTTATCAAAAGCAGCAATGGGTAATTTCACAGCCCTCACACGACTTGGTGTTCCTCTTGATAAAACAATTATTAAAAACAAAGATTTAGAATCAGCTCTTAATGCTTTAGAAAACCAATTCCAGGGTGCTTCTGCTGCTGTTGCTGATACTTATGCAGGAAAAATTGCAATTCTTACACAAAAAGTTGATGAAGCTAAAGAAGCCATTGGTTATGACCTTATTACTGCTCTTGAACTTGCAACAGGTGGATTAGATGGAACAAACAGTTTTGGTGATGCTGTTCTTAACGCTAGTGATGATATTGGCGATTTTATTGTTGGTTTAGGTTATTACATTGGTCAAATTGATGTTTCTGTTGATTCAACTAATCGTTTTACTAAAGCATTGGAAAAAACTGGACAAACTATTGTTTTAAGCATTTTAGGGCCAATTTATACAGCAATACCAGCAATAGGTAGCTTATTTGGCTTAGTCGCTAATAAAGGTGATGAACTAAAAACCACTACTGAACAAAATGCTTTAACAACACAACTTGCTGGAGACAGATATTTAGCTTTAGCAAAATCACTTGGTTTTGCAACTGAGAAAACAGTTAATTTAACAGATGCAACTGAAGAAAACACTAGAGCAGAAAAACGAGCTGAACAACAATTAAAGAAAACTCAAGAAGCTGCTAAAAAGGCTGCTCAAGACGGCATTGATGTTCTCGAACAATCATTACGAAATGCAAAAAATCAACTTGATGATGTGCAAGGTAAATTTAATGACTTTCAAGGTGCAATTACAGGTGGCATTACAGGAATTATTGATTTCAATGCTGCTGTTGAGGAAGGCAAGTTCCTTGATGGTTTAGTAAAACAAGCTGATAATGCTAAAAAATATGCTGAGAAAGTTAAAACACTTATACAACTTGGTTTGAGCGAACGTTCTATAAGAGCTGTTTTAGAAGCAGGTTATGATTCTGGAACAAAAATTGCTGATGAAATTATTGCTGGTGGGGCAACTGTTGTTACTCAAGTTAATACTCTTGTTGCTGCTGTTGATGATTTAGCAACAATCGTAGGCGTAACTGGCGCTGAAACATTTTATGGTGTTGGTGTTGCCCAAGGTCAAGCCATTGTTGATGGTATAACAGATACCTTAAATAAAGCTAAAGCATCTTATGATGCTTTGCTTGCTAGTTTTGCTACTCCTGCTGCTGCTGTTGCATCAGGTACAGCGCCGACTCCAACTGTTCTTAAAAAACCTACTTCAAAAACTGTTCCTGGAACTTCTTTAACTCAAGCAGAAGTAAATAAAATTTTAACTGACCCTGTTGCGCAGGCTTCAGCAGCAAGATATCAAGCAATGGCTAACACTAGACGTTTTGCTGATGGGGGAATTGTTTTAGGCGCTACAAACGCAATAATTGGTGAAGCAGGGCCAGAGGCAGTTATTCCGTTATCAGGTGCAAACTCTGCTGGTTTAGGAAGTACTTACAACATAACTGTTAATGCTGGTATTGGAACTGATGGTGCTGTTGTTGGTCGTCAAATTGTTGATGCTATTAGAAAATATGAACGTTCATCTGGTCAAGTGTTTGTGAGAGTCTAAATGGCTTTACCAACAAAAACAGTTGAGATTGGTTTTGATTTATCTGCTTCAGGCGCACCATTCTTTACTCTTGATGACCCTGTTGCTGGTGTTTTAGATAACACAGGCTTCACTCTTGGTGGAACACTTTTTTATGATGTAACAGATTATGTAATAACAATCAATACTCAACGTGGCCGTAACCGAGAACTTGATAAATACAATGCTGGTGCTTTAGATGTTATTTTTGATAACACAACAAGAGTTTTTGACCCAGAGTACACGGCTTCACCTTTCAATGGTCAGATTGTTCCTCACCGCGAAATACGTGTTAAATCAAATGGCACAGCAGTTTTTTATGGTCTTATTGATGATTGGAATTTGAGTTACAACCCATCTGGGGATAACACGGCTTCTGCTTTGGCTTCTGATGGTTTTACTTTGCTTGCAACACAGTCTTTGTCAGCTCATACTGCTACACCTCAATTGACTGGTGAACGTATTAACGCTGTTTTGGATAGACCTGAAGTTAATTGGCCTGCTAGTGCCAGAAATATTGATGCTGGTCAGATTACTTTGCAGGGTGATGTTGTTTCTGATGGTGCTGGTGCTTTGAATTATTTACAGATTGTTGAGCAAACTGAACCTGGTTCTTTATTTATTTCTAAAGATGGTTTAGTTACTTTTCAGGATTCTTTGACTGGCCCTTCTTCTTCTACTTCTGTTGATTTAACTGATAATGGTTCTGGTATTCCGTTTTCTGGTATTTCTGTTGTTTATGGTTCTGAACTTTTGTATAACCGAGTTGTTGTCACGCGTGCTGGTGGTTTGCCTCAGACTGCTGAGGATTCTGATTCACAGTCTGCTTATGGTATTTCGTCTTTGAACTTAGATAATTTATTGTTTGCTAATGATTCTGATGCTTTGGCTTTGGCTCAATATTTGGTTGGTCAGTATTCTGAGCCTGAGTATCGTTTTGATTCTTTAACTGTTCAAATGTCTGAACTGACTTTGGCTCAACAGAATGCTTTATTAGCTTTGGAGCTGACTGACCAAGTTCGTATTATTTTTACCCCGAATGGTATTGGTGACCCGATTGTTAAGTATGCGGGTATTACTGGGATTGAGCATAGGATTGGTATTTTTGTTCACGAATTGACTTTTAGGTTTGAGACTTTGGATTATGCTGCGTTTGTTTTGGATGACCCTATTTTTGGTGTGTTGGCTGGTGTTACAACGTATGATTTGAGCAGCGTGACATATTCATCAAGTTCGATAAACTATGATGGTAATGACTTAGGTTTCTCTAACAGGTTAGGTGCATAGTGGCTAGTAATTTCCCAACAAGTTTGGATAATTTCACTAATCCTGCTTCTGGTAACACTCTTGATTCACCTAGCCACTCTTTACAGCACTCTGACATAAATGATGCTGTTGAGGCTTTAGAAGCAAAACTTGGTATTGGTGCTTCTCCAGCAGGTTCAGCGACTTCTGGTTATGTTCTAACAGCAGGAACAGGTGGAACAACAACTTGGCAAGCCTTAACTACTGGAAAAATTTTACAAGTTGTTCACGCCACAGATGGAACTGTAACATCTAATTCAACAACGACTTATGCTGATTCTGGTTTAACCGCTTCTATAACTCCAAGTTCTAATACAAATAAAGTTTTAATTATTGTTACATCCCCTTTAGAAAAAACAAGTGGAAATGCATCAAATGGTGTGAAATATAGATTATTAAGAGATTCATCTACAACTGTTTGGGAATTGCGTTATATTCTACAAACAGATACGGCAATAAAGAATATTGGTGTTATTTCTATGGTGTGGTTAGATTCTCCATCAACTACTTCATCTATCACCTATAAAACTCAATTAGCAAATGAAATAGCAGCATCAACTATTCAAGATAATCCTGGTGGAGTAACAGGTTCATCAATTGTTTTAATGGAAGTAAAAATATAATGAATAATAAACAAATATGTGAAGCATTAGTTACTTTAGGTTATCAAACTGGATGGGTTGTTCGTGGAGATACTTTTGAAGGCATTGAATGGGTTATTGAGCCTGAGATAAAACCAACGAAAAAACAAGTTATAGATGCTATTGCTTCTTTACCAACTGATGAGCAAAAACAAGTCGAACGCGCAACAAAACTAGCCTCAGCCATCACCAAACTAAAAGCACTCGGCCTCACAGAAACCGAAGCCAAAATCATAATCGGTATAGAATAAGAAACAACCTAGGAGAACAATGCCATTCAGAATCTTCGCCGCAGGAGAAGTCCTAACAGCAGCAAACGTAAACGACTACCTTGCAGAACAAGCAATCTCAACCTTTGCATCAACAGGTGCAAGAGGCTCAGCAATCGCATCACCAACCGAAGGCCAATTCGCCTACCTACAAGACACAGACCAACTCTCCTACTACGACGGCTCAAACTGGATAACAGCACCAGGAGCAAGACCACTCCTCATAGCACCAGAAGAACGCATAAACATAACAGCCTCAACAGCAACAGGCACAGTAACAATAAACTCAGCAACAGACTCAGTAACTTATTACACCGCTAACGCAGCAGCAAATTTCACAGTCAATTTGCGTGGCAATGGTTCATTACAAATGAATGATGTTTTAGCAACAGGTGAATCAATCACTTCTGTTTTCTTAAATACAAACGGAACTGCAGCTTATTATCCAACTCAGGTTCAGGTTGATGGTGGTTCTGTTACTCCTAAGTGGCAGGGTGGTGTTGCACCAACAGCAGGTAACGCTTCGTCTATTGATTCTTATTCGTTTACTGTTATTAAGACTGCTGGTTCTGCGTTTACTGTTTTGGCTTCGCAAACCCAGTTCAAATAAAGGGAATCAATTATGCCTATTGTTGGTTCTTTTGCTGGTGCTTCAGCACGCGCCTATGGTTTAGGTGCAGGTGGAGTAGTTTTAGGTGATTTTGAATCTATTGCAACAACGACTTTGTCAGGTAATCAAGCATCAGTTACTTTTTCTGGTATTCCACAAACTTACACACATTTACAGTTAAGAGTGATGGCTAGAACAACTGGTCAGGCTGAAGTTAATGGTTTTGCTCATTTAGAATTAAATGGTGACACAGGAAGTAATTATTCTTGGCATTATGTATCTGGTAATGGTTCATCAGCAAGTTCTTTAGGTTTTGCAAATCAATCACCAAATTATTTAATGATGTGTTCTTATACAACAGGGCAAAGTGCTGCTGCTTCAATTTTTGGTATCGGGGTAACAGATTTTCTTGATTACGCTAATACAAACAAATTTAAGACTGTTAGATGTCTTACTGGTATGGATAATAATTCTACTGCTGGTCGTGTTTATTTCAGT